GATTTTGTACCTTTATCTAATTTTACTAAAACTACTGGTGGTGTTTTATATGCAATTAATGATACAGTCCAGCCGTTACCAATAAAATAGGTTTGTAAAAATTGACTAAAATAAGTAATATGATCTTGTTTAGATGCAGCTACATAATTATTAACATAATCAGTAACTTCTGTAGGGTTAATAGGTGTCATTAACTCATCAATAGTTGCTGATATCGGTGGAACTGTTAATGCACCATACTGATAAGGATTTTTACCAGTTAAATCTAATGATAATAATACTGGAATTGTTCTGGATTCTTTAATTGGTACACCATCAGCATTACATATAATATTTTCAATGATTTGAGTCCCTCCAGATTGCATAACTTCGGTTTGTGCAATCATTCTTGGTAAGAAATTTATAAAAGTTGCTGATAATGTTTCTCCTAATGATACTCTGGAATCACCAACGGCAGTTAAGCCTGTAAAATCTGTAAACGGTGTTATATCAAATTCTGGACCCTCTACAATAACAGGACTAACAGATTCATCATTAGCATATTGTAATAAATTACAAAGGAAAGGTAATATATTTTTATTCCTATCCATAAAATTGGCAGAGCCAATTGGGAATAATGTCGAATCAAAGGGTTGTTTACTACAATAAATATCTTCGTCTATATTACTCATCTAAAAAATTCTCCTGTTGTTGTTTAAAAAATATAGTTTTTAAGAATTCCATAATTGCATCACGGTCTCTTGGTTTGCTAAATTTTTGAATAATTACCCTATCTCCACTGGTATTATATCCAAACAATAAATAACAATCCATATATTCGGAAATATTATTTTTTAATAAATTAAAATCTCTTTTAGATATAGCAGTATTATTTTCATTTTCTTTAACCCATTTATCTAAACTTTTTTGAAGTTCTAAATTATTAACGGCATCAAATACTTTTTTTTGCAAATCTTCAATTTGTTTTTTATTCATAACTGAAGAATCTTTTTCTTCTTTAGTTATTTTTTGACAAGAAAGAGATGGATTATTCGTTGAATTCTTTTTCTTTACCATATGTAGAAGATTTATTATTTATTCCGTATTTAACCAAATATTCAATTACAGTCTCAATTGAACTGGTTTTTAGTTTAAAACGTATTGGTATAAATTGACCACCATCATGCATTTCAAAATATTCTTCGCCAAGATAATTATGATTATTATAACATGTTATAAATACTGAAGTATGTCTTGGGTCTACCACAACACACCAAGATCTGGCATCAGAATCTGCAAAGTCGCTAAATACTTTATCTGTTATATATCCACAATCACGCAGACGTTTAATAAAATACCCTACTGTAGTTAATTTATTTTTTGACATACAATATCTTATCACTTATTAGTTATTTAACAAGTGCTGATATTATATATTTTAGTTCTGTATTATCATCTTCCTGTGTTTGAAATATAAACACCTTGAATTGATTGTTTATCTTTACTTTAATAGGATTCTTGCTTGTGGCAAGATTCTTAAAAACTTCAATTTTAAGAGATAATGGTGTGTTAATAGGTTCACCTTGAAAGGCATTAGATACTTGTAATGAAACATTGTCAATATTCTGCATTGTTTTATCATCAATATCAGCATACACTGCATCATCTTTAGTATAAAAATATATCTTATTAACATCTGTACTAAATGAATAAGCAGACATTATCTGCTTGATCTTACTTAAAGGTAATTCAAAAGTTGTATCAAAATTTAATTTAGCAATACTTTCTTGGTTAACAGTTGATTCTTTAATAATATTATCATCTACCACATGATATTTAAAATGAGTATTTTCTCCAGTTGCTTCATTGATAGATTTACATACAATATTATTCTCGTTGTATAAAAGCTTAAAATCGCCATCGTCGCCCAAGCAATCTAGCCCTGTCATAAACTTCTTAATATTAATTATATTAAGCTTAACAGAGTTAACATCCATTGGAAGATCTGTTTTAGCGTAAAGTATGACGCTATTATCTACAGATGTACAAATAGTAAATAATTTACTACCTTCAACTCTCAGAACACAAGATTCTGTAAGCCTGTTTACAGGCTTTAATAATTTTTCCAAAGAAGTTTTTGGAATTGGAACTAGACATTCATTCATTTGCTTTAGGTTTGCTATTTTCTTGTAAGAACTTTAGCATACCAGCAAGTGTCTTGTCAATGCTTTTTAATGAATTCCTAATACTATCAACATCACTACGAGTTAAAGTAGTTGTTTCATTTTTTGCAACAACTGTTTTTGTTTCTTTTGGCTCTGGATGTAATTTTAAAGGAATGTTACTAACTGTTACTAATGGAACAGTTTCAACTTGCTGTGGTGTAATTGGTGTGCTTTGATTTTGTACTACTTCTGGATTATAACTAGGTTGTGCATCAGGAACCATAGATTGTATATATGCTTCTGATAATGGTGGTGCAAATCCTTCTGGTGTTTGTGGTAAACGAACAGGGATAGAAACATTTGGGTTTTTAACTTTATTAATAAAATCATTAATATTAATTCTATTAGCTTGATTAGTAGTTCTTTCAACGGTCATTTTATCAACCATTTTCATTTGACCACCAACCATAGCCGCTAGTTTTGCTACCTCAAATGCTTCTTCCCTTTCGTTCATATTTTAGAGATCCTCTAAGATTTCTTTCATCCTCTTTTCTTGATCGGAAAGAGTGCTTGATGTGCTTACTGGTACATCAAAATCATCATTTGATGATTCAACCTTAACTTCATCAATACTGTCATCGGTTACAGTTGACTTATCCTTGCCCAAGAAATGAACATCAAGAAGATCCTTAACCTCATTGTAAGTCCTAACCTTGAAGATAGTATCAAGTGGCTTAATGTTTGCATGAATCTCATCAATAGCACTATCGGTTGACAATGCATCAATCTTTGATGGTGATGTAAAGCGTGAACTTACATAAGTTGGATAACCACCCTTGTTCTTCTCAACCTTAATATTAAGGTTGCAACCTGTAGAAGAAAGATCAAAGATTCTGTGACCAAACTCATCCTTAAACTCACCGCTACGAGCCTCTTCAATAACCTTCTCAAGCTGTTCACCAGCGTTAAGAAGCTTAATCTTACCCTCGTTCTCAGGGTTTGTTGGGTCTTTGACAACAAAGACGTTATAGAGCCATCTCTTGTTCTTTCTGGTAGGGCTAATACCATCAATAAGATCCTGATTCTTGGTAGCCCAAATCTTTGAACGATACTCACAGATAGGACACTTCTCTTTGTATGTATTTGGACAGAGGGTAGAAACCTTCTTGCCTGTTACGACACTATCCCAAATGTGTTGGGCATAGTGATACCAAGTCTTAGATATATCCTCGACGTTGGGAATAAGACGAACTACATATGTCTTATCAGTCTCAAGTTTAAGGAAATCCTTAAAGCCTGACTCGTAGTTTGGGGTTTTGTTGTTGATGATCTCTTGAAGTGATTCAAAGAGACTTGCGTTGTATTTGGTACTCATAATGCTAATAATATTATCATGTTTTAATGCTTCGTCAACTCTTTTTCTACAAAAAGTTTTACCTTTTGTGTGACTGCTTTAACAAAATCTTTTGTTGTTTTAGACTTTTCATATCTATCTTTAAAGGCAACAAGGTTCTCATAAAGATTTGTTGCAAAAAGATATAATTCATCTTTTGGTATACCACTCAATACACCAAAAATATCACCTAATTCAAATAAACAATAAGGATTTATCCTATGTTCTCTGTAATGATTAAGCCATGCATAACTATATCCAACCTTATAATTCAAATATTTGTTCAATGGTATGTTGTTGTTAAGGCAATATATACCAATAAATCTTAATCCATCTTTAATTTTATCAAGTTGCTTTTCTGGATTACGATCTTCCTGTTGTTTTTTATATAAAGCATATGTTTTTAATGCTCCTCTAGAAAAAAAATAATTCAATGGTGGGTATTTTTCGTCTGGATGTAAAGAATTAAAAGCATCAAAGTAATCTTCGCAATCAATATGATTGTATTTGCTCAAAAAATAAGAAATCTTTTGAAGATATGCGGCAACATTGGGTTCTAAATTAGAAAAATCTTGTCTTGCTTTGTAAGGTTGACCTTTTCTAAAATTTTTGAGATAACAATTATAAATTCTTTTCTCAAAATTGGTAATGTTCATCATTTATTTTTAATCTTTGAACGAAATATCTTCTTATAGACATTTGGCGTAGAACCAAGATACGCTTTTATTATGCTTTGTAAATCAAATTCTCCTAAAAGTGTGAAATAAATTTTTTGTGTGCGCTTATCATCAACTAAAAATTTAAGAAAATTAAGATAATTCATTTTTTTACCTTTACAAATGCAAACAAAAGCACCAAATTTCATGGTAATTTGTTCAAATTCTTCAATGTTTAAAGCATTTGCAGGGTTTGAAACGTCTTCTAACTGTTGTGATGATGTAATAATCATAAAGGTTGTAGTTTTTTAGTTAACTCCATGAAAAGAAGAGTGATTCTTCCACCAGCAGCATTAATATGTCCACTACCATCACAGTATTTTTCAGCAAATGATGCGAGATTAATTGGATTTGGTCTTTCTTTTTGTCTCATACTAACTTTTTCACTTTTGGTATTAATATATAGGAGTATATCTGGTTGATATTTACTCATTAACATATCAATTACAACATTATTGTATGTATCTGTTGTTGCAGCAATTACTTTTTGAGGAAATCCTTCAATTATCATTTCACCAACAAAACATTTTGTATTTTTAAACAATCCTTTTGCATCTTGTTTAACATGACGAATAATTTCTTTTTGTTTTTCACTGAAT